TGGAAGGCACGAGCATGGTATCCAATGACGATATCCGTGAAATGGTGCCGTTCAACCTTCTGCGAAACTCCCGCGCTGACGACGGGCTTGCCTATTGGACGAGTTCCGGCTTTGTGGCTGACGGCGAGAACGGAGCGTCCGGCACGGCGTCCTTCATGGCGGAGGGCGTGTCGGGCAGGACGAAAAGCCTGTCGCAGACCGTGTATCCCGCCAACCGCGACAGCTATACGATCTCGGCGCAGATCGGCTCGGAGGATTTGGAGAAGCTCTCGGATTCCTCGCAGGTCGGCATCGAGGTCATCATCGAATATGAGGACGGCTCGACAGAAAGCCGGTTCATCGACTTGTACTGACGGAGGTGGGCTATGGTATTTTTCTCAAAAACACAGGCGAAGGTCGCGCCGGAAAACTATGGCGCAAGGGTCAAGTCCATCACCGTCCGAATCTGCATCACGAACTGCACGGGGAAACTGTATGTGACAGACATACTCCTCCAGGCGGGAGCGGTCGCTACGGGATGGGTAGGACATCCCTGCGAGATAAAGTGGACGCTTGATGGGTAACGTCAGATTCATCCGTCTTGCGGAGGTCGTAAACAAGAAGCAGGACAAACGGGTCGTGAGCGTCACGGTGGTTCCTACCATCACCGACTGCTCCGGCAGGATATGGTTCACCGACATTCAACTGCAGGAAGGCTCCGCTCTGACGGGCTACGCTCCGCACACGGAAATCTGTCTGAAGGAATCGGAGAACGCTCCCGTGTGGTTCAACGGCATCGTCCGCTCAAAAGAGACGGTGATCCTCTTGAACCTCGGCGGCACATCGGCGGGGCTTGACATCCACCTCCATCCGAAACAGGACATGGAGGGCGGCTCGGTCACGCTTGCCCAGGGAGTGGGCGGTCAGAAAGCGACCTTCCCGTTCGCTATGAACGCCGGGGACGATGTGGCTCTTTTGGCGTCTACCCGGCAATGCACGAGGAACGGCGTGAAGGAAACGAAGGACGGATTTTATCAGTACAGCGCGGCGTGGGATTCCAAGCACATCGTGTCCCTTCCGCAGGGGAAATCTGCGCAGCTTTTATATTCGATGCAGGAAATGGACGATGGAGGTGGACTGCTCTGATGGACACATTAAAGGGAAAGAAAATCATGGTGTGGACTTTTATGGGCAACACCAGGATGTATAACGCTCTGCGGGACTACGGTGACCGCATCAGCCAGATCGGTCTTTTCTCCTTCAAGGTCAGGGCTACCGGGGAGATTTACGAAAGCGGCGTGTCGATCAGCAGTATGCTCACCTACATCAACCGCTATCCGCACATCAACTGGCTCCTTACCGTGGCGAATGACGGAACGAACAGCATCTTCCGCGCCTTGCGTGACAATACGAACGGCGCGCAGGATATGTTCCTCTCGGAGATCGTCCGCATCATGCAGAAATATCCGTGGTGTGACGGCATCGACATCGACCTGGAGAAAGGCGACGGGTATTCCACGCACGAGGAATCCACGGCGATGTTCCGCAACATCTACAATACGGTCAAAGCCTACGATCCCTCCAAGATGATGAACATCTGCCTTCCGGGTATGACTTCGGTCAACGGTTCGGTCGGTGGCGAGAACTGGTGCGTGTACGCAGACCTTAACCGATACTGCGATACCGCGTCCATCATGAGCTACGGCATGGCGTGGGCAGGCTCCGCGCCGGGACCGGTTTCCCCGCGTTCCTGGCTTGAGGGCATCTACGACTATGCGTCCCAGGTCATGGATACCGAGAAGGTGTTCCTCGGAATGCCCGCCTACGGATGGAACTGGCAGATATATGACCTGCCGTCCAACATTGGCAAGACTTATCGCGGCACCTCGCAGACCTACTACGCCGCGCAGAACTGGCTGAAGGGCGTGTATAACTTCACGGATGACGAGCCGCCGCAGCCGTTCATCCCGTTCGTGGGATATTGGGACGATAACAACAAAGTGCCGTGGGCGCTCCCTCATGTGTACGACTACATGGAAGGACGGGACGCCGACAGCTATTCCTATCCGCAGATGAGCGGAACATATAACGGCAGGCACTATCTGACGGCGTATAGCAAGCAGCAGAAAACCGAGTTTGAGAATATCATCATCGACCATGATGGCGGTGACTACGCCAGCGCATCCGGCATCGTGTCCATCGAGAACGGCATCGCCACGCTCGGAGACGAAGGCTCGGTCACATACCGCTTTACCGTCAGCACGGCGGGAACCTACGATGTGGCGGTGCGGCTCTGTTATCCCTTCTGGGACAAGAACGGCATCTATGTTTCGCTGGACGGAGCGACCACGCATTATACGGAACGCCGCCTGTGGTGGCCGTATTGGAGAAGCACCTTCTGGACTTCGCTTGCAAGCGGCGTGAGCCTTTCGGCGGGAACGCACACGATAAGGATTTCTGTCGATGTGAAGGGCGTACAGTTTTACGGTTTCCGCGTCTGTTCGTCTTTTTCGGAAGCGCCGTCCGCGGGAGACGCGACTTATTCCTTCTCGCCGAGGCAGTTCAAGGATGTGGAGGGCAACATGGTCGGTCCCGACAGAGGATTCCGTCTCACGCTTGAAATGCTCCGCAGGAAGCCCGACTCGGCTCTCGTGTGGTACGAGGACTTCCGGGACTACGGCGTACTCGAAACAAACTACTGGAAAATCCTGTCCGGCTCCTTTGAGGTGTGGCGGTCGGAGGAATACTCCACGGAGCGCGTTTACTCACAGCTTGACGGCAAGGGTCAGCTTGCGTGGCAGTATGACGGTTTCTCGGACATCCACCTCCGGGCAAGGCTGGCGTTCCCCGCTAACGGCAGCGGACGGGCGGGCGTATTCTGCGGTAACCTGTTCTGCTGTCTCAATTACGACAGTCAGACGGTGGAGTTATACAATGGCTCCACGCTCCTCGGCAGCTACGGTCAGGAGATACTGCGGACGCCGAACGCCAACCTTCGTGACGATCCGAATATGTACACGGTGGAAATGCGTATCCGCGGAAACAGGGTGCGCGTTTATTCCGGCTCTTCCTATACGCTGCGGTTCACGGCAACGGTCAGCGGCTTCTCCGGCGGTTATGCGGGATACCGCTCCGACAACCGCACGGTCTGTGAACTGATGCGTTTGGGGGACGCCTGGACATACGAGCCGTATGAGCGGTTCGATGTGGTCATGCCGGACGGAACGCAGAAATCCTACGGCCGTATCAGCAGGAGCAACTGCACATGGGACAGCGAGTTCCAGGTGTTCACGCTGACGGCTGATGTGGAGGAATCATCCACGAGGAGCGAGGACATCTCGATGGATTACGACTTCTTCCATTCGGACGATATGCTCTCGCTTTCCTGCGGCAACGACTACCAGGCAACGGTCATACCCGTGGACATCAACATCTGGATATCGCGGCTGTTCCTCGGCGATGCGGACGGATTCTCCATCCTCTATTACCAAGACGTGGACTCCCTCGTCTATTGGGCAAACGAGGCGGCTTATCGGTGGAAGCTCCGGGGGATGTGTATGTGGTCCCTTGGGCAGGAGGATTTGCGGCTGTGGGAGTGGCTGCCGAAACAGGTATGACAATATAACACAATACGACACACTATCTTTCGGAAAACGGCGATTGCTTACGGGCAGTCGCTTTTTTCATACCAAAAACGCAAAGGAGGACAAATCTTATGAAAGAGTTCTGGAACACGATTCAGGTGATCATCGCGGCAATCGGAGGATGGCTCGGTTACTTTCTCGGCGGCTGTGATGGTCTGCTCATCGCGCTTGTGGCTTTCGTGGCGATTGACTACATCACGGGCGTCATGTGCGCCGTTGCCGACAAGAAGCTCTCAAGCGAAGTGGGCTTCAAGGGCATCTGCCGCAAGGTGCTTATTTTTCTGCTCGTGGGGATCGCCAACATCCTCGATGTGCAGGTCATCGGCACGGGCAGTGTCCTTCGCACGGCGGTGATCTTTTTCTACATCTCCAACGAGGGTGTATCTCTCACGGAGAACGCCGCGCATCTGGGTCTGCCTATCCCGGAAAAGCTGAAAGCGGTGCTGGAGCAGCTCCATGACCGCAACACCGATGGAAAGGACGGTGACGAGTAATGGCATACACAAACAGTTCTATGGTGGCTTACACCAAACTCAGCCCGAACCATTCCGGGCAGCGGACGCACTCCATCGACCGTATCACTCCACACTGTGTGGTCGGTCAGTGTACGGCGGAGGGGCTTGGCGACTGGTTTGCCAAGTCCTCCACGCAGGCATCAAGCAACTATGGAATCGACAAGGATGGGCGTGTCGGGATGTATGTGGAGGAGAAGAACCGCTCCTGGTGTTCCTCCTCCAATGCAAACGACCAGAGGGCGATCACCATCGAATGCGCGTCCGACACCACGGAGCCGTATGCGTTCCGCGACATCGTTTATCAGATGCTCATTAAACTGTGCGTGGATATCTGCAAGCGCAACGGCAAGACGAAGCTGCTGTGGCTCGGTGATAAGGATAAGGCTCTCGCCTATGAACCGAAGTCCGGCGAGATGATCCTGACCATCCACAGATGGTTTGCAAACAAAAGCTGTCCCGGCAACTGGATGTATGCCAGGATGGGCGATCTTGCGGAGAAGGTCACGGCGGCTCTCGGTAGTGGTACCGATGGTGCCAATGGTTCCACAACTACACAGGGAACACAGGCTTCTGCCTTTTCCGGGCTTTCCGAGGCGGATGTTGTAAAGAGTGTGGGAACAATGTTTACCGCGGACCAGAAGAAAACGGGCATCCTCGCATCGGTTTCGATGGCGCAGTTCATCCTCGAATCCGGCTACGGCAAGTCGGAACTGGCGCAGAATGCCAATAATGTGTTCGGCATGAAATGCTCCCTCTCCGGCAACACCTGGAGCGGTTCGACCTGGGACGGCAAAAGCAAGTACACCAAGCAGACGAAGGAGCAGCATACGGACGGCAGCTACGAGACGATCACGGCGGACTTCCGCAAGTATCCGTGCATGGAGGACTCCATCGCCGACCACAGCGCGTATCTACTGGGTGCGAAGAACGGCAGCAAACTCCGCTATGACGGTCTGAAGGGCTGCACTGACTACAAGAAGGCTGCGCAGATCATCAAGGACGGCGGGTATGCCACGAGTCTTACTTACGTGGAGAACCTCTGCTCAATTATCGAGCGGTGGAACCTTACGCAGTTCGATGTAAAAGAGAGCGAGACGGCTATTGCCTGGTACCGTGTCCGTAAGACCTGGGCTGATTCCAAGACACAAAAAGGCGCATATAAGATTTTAGAGAACGCCAAGAAGTGCGCTGATGCCAATCCGGGATATAGTGTGTTTGATGTAAACGGTGTAAACGTCTACACACCGAAAACAACTACTCCAAACGCGCCGGATGTTCCGTTCCTCGTGCGGATCACCATCACCGACCTTAATATCCGCAAAGGGCCTGGAACGGATTATGACAGGACGCAGTTCATTCCCGTGGGTGTGTACACCATCGTGGAGGTGAAGTCCGGCAAAGGATCAGCCACCGGTTGGGGACGGCTGAAGAGCGGCGCGGGCTGGATTAGTCTCGACTTCGCCACGAGGATTTAATCGGAACACGAGAACACATAGGAACAGCAAATTCCTATCTCTCCGTATATAATACACATTTTTTATATACCCTATTTTCGTTCACGAAATTTATGTTGTAATAGGATTTTTCGTGTTCCTCGTGTTCCAACCGTTGAAAATAAAGGATTATTCGGAACAGGTACGGCCTGTGGGTGTCTCTTCGGAGAGCCTGCAGGCCGCTTTTTTTATGCCATAACGGTGGGGGTTGAATTTCTCGGTAGTGAGTGAGGGAGATACCACAAGACCTATCCCTCGGAAGGAGCCGAGAGAATATGACCGATAATCAGAAAGCGCAAATCATCAAACTCCGTGCGGCTGGAAATGGCTACGGCAAGATTGCCCAGACGCTTGGCATATCGCTGAACACAGTAAAGTCTTTCTGCCGCAGGAACGATATCAACGGGAACACTGCAATCGAGCCTTCCGTAACGCTCACCGGCGAAACAACAGCCTGTGAGAATTGCGGTCGGGAGATTCAGCAGATCGCCAAGCAGAAGAAAAAACGCTTCTGCTGCGACAAGTGCCGTAACGAGTGGTGGAACAGCCATCTCGACCAGGTGAAGCGTAAGGCGGTCTACGATTTCAGATGCCCGCACTGCGGTAAGGAGTTCCACATTTACGGGGACAGGCGCAGGAAGTATTGTAGCCATGAATGCTACATCGCCGACCGTTTCAAAGGTGGTGACGGCGATGAATAAAGAAGACTTCCGCAACGAAAAGCTCTATCAGACCACCATGCACCTTGCCAGGAAGATGCTCGAAGAAGGCATTATTTCCGAGGAGGAGTATCGTCAGATTGATACAATTTTCCTTGAGAAATATAAGCCTGTTTTCGGCACATTATTCTCGGATATATCGTTGACTTCCGGGGCGTAAAGAGTGATGTATAGTGTCGGAAAGGAGTGATTTCATGGCAAAAATCACAAGGGTCGAACAGGCAGTGCCGACCATAAAAACGAAGAAAAAAGTCGCTGCCTATGCTCGCATCTCGATGGAATCGGAACGCATGAACCATTCCCTCTCCGCACAGATCAGCTACTACAGTTCCCTGATACAAAAGAATCCTGACTGGCAGTACGCAGGCGTGTTCGCGGACGATGGGATCAGCGGCACTGGCATAGCCAAGCGCGATGAATTCAAGCGTATGATCGAAGCCGCCAACAACGGCGAGATCGACATCATCCTTACGAAATCAATCCAACGGTTCGCCAGGAACACGGTGGACCTGCTGGAGACGGTGCGGCACTTGAAGGATATCGGCGTGGAGGTGCGGTTCGAGAAAGAACACATCAATTCCATGAGCGGTGACGGCGAGTTGATGCTGACCATCCTCGCATCTTTCGCACAGGAAGAAAGCCGCAGCCTTTCGGAGAACTGCAAATGGGGCATCAGAAAGCGTTTCGAGAAAGGGATACCGAACGGACACTTCCGGGTGTACGGGTACCGCTGGGAGGGAGATGACCTGGTCATCGTGCCGGAGGAAGCGGAAATTGTGAGACGCATCTTCCGGAACTTCCTGGACGGCAAGTCGAGACTGGAAACGGAGCGGGAGTTCGCCGCCGAAGGCATCACTACAAGAGAGGGATGCCGCTGGGTGGATTCCAACATCAAGGTGGTTCTCACAAACGTGACCTACACGGGAAACCTTCTCCTGCAGAAGGAATTCATATCCGATCCCATTTCAAAGCAGCGGAAAAAGAACAAGGGACAGCTTCCGCAGTACTATGTGGAGGACACACATCCCGCCATTATCGACAAAGAAACCTTCGATTATGTGCAGTCAGAGATTGCGCGGCGCAAGGAACTGGGACCGAGGGCAAACAAGAGCCTGAACCTCACCTGCTTTTCGGGAAAGTTGAAATGCCCGTTTTGTGGAATCAGCTATGCCCACAACAAGCGCACGGACAGAGGGTTCATGGAGTATTGGGCTTGCGGATCACGGAAGAAAAAGGGCGGCCGGTGTCCGGTCGGCGGCAGCATCAACCACGAGAATCTGAAAAAGGCGTGTGCCGAGGTACTCGGATTGGAAGAGTTCGATGAGGATGTATTCAGCGAGAAAGTGGATTTCATCAATGTGCCGGAACGGTATGTACTGGAGTTCCATCTGAAGGACGGCGGCATTGTCACGAAGGACTGCCCGAACACGGGACACCAGGATTGCTGGACGGCTGAGTACAGAGCGAAAACCTCCGAGAAACGCAGGAAGAAACCGAACTGCAAAGGCTCTTCCGTCATGACGGGGAAAATCAAGTGCGCCGTCTGCGGATGCAATTTCCGCAGGGCTTCACAGCCGTCAGCCACCTCGGAAAGCGGTAAGGCGTTCTA